CCACATATACGGCAACGGCAGCAAGAGGCGCAACCTTTAGAGGACCGCCTTGGATTTTCTCATATATCGGAATCACGTAGGGAGAAGTCAGATACAACCACGGAGCATCAACGAGCGGTATTAGAAACAAGGCAATTAGAAACTTGTTCATCCTGCGTCTAATTCATGAGGGGAAGATACTCTTGAATAAGTAAAGGATGTTTTCTATGCAGTCGCAGGAAGCACTACGGGTGGAAGGATTTGATGGACAGCTCAAGGGACATAAATTCTTAGTTGTCGGAGATGAGACAGCGTGGTTACGCAGATTTAATCTCATTGAATCCGAGAGCTTATACAAGGGTCGCAATATCTTAGTGATTCAAGAGGCAGTTGGTCGTCCTAGTGGCTATTCTCTCTTGTCCAGTATTGGTGTCTTGAGAAAGCGTTGGGATTTGATAGTTCGTGTTAAAGAGGGATTTGAGGCGCAGATGCTAGCCACCTATGTGGCGAATTGTCCGAAACCTGTCAGAATTCTTTGGCTATGCGCAACGAGCGGGTGCGAGATTCCTCGCGGCCTGTGGCAGCGGTGGAAGGATGTGACATTAATTGGAGGAACATCGGAAGAAATGACGCAAATCACGTGTGAATGGGACGCGGTTCTCTTTCCTCATCGCTGTCCTCAAACAACTGTGGAAAAATTCTTGGGTGGGCGTGGGACAGGTCTGGTGGCACTTGCTTCACGAATGAAGGAGCATTCTGAAGAAATTGCCGATTCTGGTGCGGCTCTAGCATGGTCTGTTATCGGCTCTTCTGGCACAGGTGCCATTTACTGGTATGACCCCACGGAAGGAAAGGTAGAAGAAGGATATACCAAAAAAGAGGCGGGGTCTGTGTTAGAAGGGATATCTAAGTGGTTGAGTGGTTAGTTGCCCAAGGGCTAGGTCCTAGGCTCTAGGAACACTTAGGAGTGAGTCCAATCATTCTCAAAAAGGCTGTATCTGTTCCGAAAAGCCAGTGGAGAACTTCTCCTGTCACAAACCAAGCGGTCAGGCTTAGGAAGAAATTGATATTATAGACGTAAGCCGTTATAGCTGCTGCGGCTATCGTCATGAGAATATCGTTTTGTGAGAGGCCAAAGATTCTTGCTGCGTGGACTCCCTTTCCTGGCTCGCCGAGGGCGTTGGCAAAGGGACATGGCATATCTATACTTTGCTTAATAAGTGAAGTATAGATATTTGGGGTTGAATTACTTGCCTTTGGCGCTTTTCAATTACTTGAAAAGCTTGAATGTGCCCTTCTTGGGCTTGTAGCCCGCCTTCACCAGGTTCTTGAACGCCTTCTTGCCTAGGGCGTGCTTCTTGCGGCTGACAATGCGACCCTTGTGCTTCATGAGGTCCTTGCGTGTTAGACCACCGGAAGTGTGCTTGGCGCTGCCATGCCACACCTGAGCCTTAGAGCCAACTGCCGGAACTTTACGCGTGCTGCGAGCACCACCCTTCATTCCTGCGATACGCTGGGTAATCTCGGCGACACCTGTTGTAGCGTTCATTTCTAAAGTATCTTGCGATTTTCTATAGAATCAATCTGGCAGTAATAAATTCTTCAGCCGTCTTGTGCTTCTGTTGGACAAGTTCATCGTAGACAGTGTAGCAATTTATCTGTAAGGCCGATAGTGTTAGAAGATAGGTTAATAAGAGGGCCACGGCAAACAGGAGGGATTCGTCAGAAAAGCTATACGGAATCCACAGAAAGGGGCCGAGATGTAGAAAACCATTGTATATATTTTTGAATAAGGACTCGCTAAAATCCGTCTCGTAGAATCCCAGGAGAGCAAGGATATTCAGAGGAAAGGTGGAGATTCCGTGGAGTGGGTAGAGAGCCGAGGCAATAAATATCCAGGTGGAAAACAAATATAGGCAGAATACCTTCATATGACTATTTGTTTGCTAGAATATCTAGTAAACAAATGGTCCAGGCGGGGTTTGAACCCGCGACTTTGGCGTCTCTTTGCTTCGCTAATGCTATAAGTATACTAAAAAGTATAAGCACCACGCTCTACCAACTGAGCTACAGGACCTTATGGTCCAATAGCACGCTCGGAAACCGAGCGGAGCTACAGGACCTTATGGTCCAATAGCACGCTCGGAAACCGAGCGGAGCTACAGGACCTTTTCTCCAAGGCCTTCCCACGCCTATCATATAGAATCACTTGCGCTTTAGGTTACGGCGAGTCTTTCTTCTTCTAGCAGAACTGCTCGTATTCCCAGAGCGTCCAGCGAGTTTCTCAGCACTCACCCAATTCTTTACACCAGGATACATTGCGTTTGCTGCCGGCTTTCCAAACTTTCTTGAATATGTGTTATAGGATTTAATCCACTCAGGGCGAGTATTTTTGTGAGGACGGTTGAAATACCCAGGACCGGTTGTTTCTACAGAGCTAACGCTACCAACGCTTCCAGCTCGGGAAATAGGTATAGGCAGTGTAGAAGTTGATGCCATTCTAACCTTACATAGAAAGTCGTGGAGTCTCCCCAGCCAGAATTCGCTCCGTTAGCTCATTCATATCCTTGGGGTTATATACGCCAGCAAAATGAACCAGGAAATCCCCCTGCTCCCATAGCGGCTCTCCAGGAACTCCACGCAGATAGGCATTGAATGCCTTGTGATTCTTAGTGACCTCAATCATAGAATTATCCACAGGATTATTCTGATATAGGGCAATCATCGCGGCATTCTCCCACCAAATATGATAGGTAAACTGAGACTGCTCGCCCACCCTCTTCCAATAATCACGAGCCCACGCAGTGTTCCTAAACAGAATATTGCCAGAATTAATGTGAGCACACGCATCCAGAGTAAGAAGCATGTCCTTTCCCTCGGGAAGAAGAGGAACAATTACCTCTTCCACAGTCTTATCAGGATTCGTAATGAGCACATCGGCATCACTCTGCCAAATGAGAGCACCCTCTGGTGCTACTCGGCAGACATCAAGGAGAAAGGGAATCTTGGACCAGGCAATCGGCTTCTTTCTGTCCCAGAACTGCTCACCACCCTCAACGTAAAGATATCCATGCTTTTCGGCATACGCACGCTTGGACGCCAGACAGGTCTGAAGACCCTTCTTATAATCGGCTCCGATGACTAGGGTTGTAATAATAGGTTTAGTGTCTCCCATTCTGAACTAGTATATTCATAGTGGTTTAGATGTGGTCTGCCTCAAAAAATTGATTTTTAGACGGACTTAAATAGATAAGTCCCCACCATGAGTCATTACGCATCTACTCTGCCTGAGTCTGTGACTTACCGAGAGCCTGTTGGCGAGAATGAGAATGATTCTTCGCTGGGCCAGGAGTCCGTTCAGGAGTCGGCACAGGAGTCTCTTTGCTACAAGGGCGTGTCGTGTAGCAAGTCGTGTCTGTGCCCTTCTACTGATTCTGATTCTGCCTCTGCTTCTGCAAAGCAAGAGCCAAGGTCAATCACAATTGAGAATGAGGCAGGTGATAGGATTGTGTTAAAGGCGTATTCAACGACCGAGGACCGTATTGTCGTGAATACAGTGGATATGTCCTTCTACGAGTTCAAGGGCTACCTCGCCGACATTGGTATGGTGGACGAGTATGAGATGCTTGAGAAGAAGCACTGGAACGATATCAAGATTATTTCGCTATTGAGCGTTGTCGTAGGAGCGATGTCGGTGATGGGTGTTATCTCCTGGTTTGTTCTCCTCACTCGCGGTCTAGCTGTGGTTGCGTAAGAAAGATAACTGAAAAATTGATTTTTCATAGTGTGGAAAAAACAAGTCCCCACATGGTTTCTAGTCCTGTCGCTGACCTTCTGAACGAGTCTAACGCGACCGAGTCTTCTCAGGAAGAGACCTTTGAGCAGGAGAACACCCTTGAGAATGAGGAGGGTAAGGTTCTGGAAATCTACAGGTTTCTAGAGGATGGTGTAAAAATGGTATCGGTGAATGGCTACAAGCTACCGTTGGAGACTCTTCTGGAGATGGTTGGGGTTGACGAGGGCGTCGAGGCTGAGGTTGAGGTCCAGGTCCAAGACAACAACGTTGATGATTATCTCTTGCCCATCTTTATTCTGTATATGGCTATCTCTGCCACCTTCCTATTCTTTGCTTTGATTCGGGTCTAAACCATAAAATATAGTCTATAGTAGAATGTTCTGGTGCTGTGGAACTGCGGCAAATGTAGAGGTTCCTGTGCCAAAGGAAGAGAAATTATCTGTAAACGTGGCGGTTGCCTCAAAGCCAATCACACTCATGTCTCGTGCCCCCCCCGTTGACCAGCACATTGTGGTCGTTCCTGTAAAGAAGGAGGAGCTTACGGTATGTGTAGATGACGTATATGCCGAGCCGAGGAGGTGTGTTGTCAAGAAGAGCACTCTTATGAACGTTACTAGGGGCGTGGCAGCGGTTGCTGTCGTAGCAACAGCCGTCTATTGTCTTTCTAACATGGAGAATGCCGCCGCCATTCTTACACCTGCTCGTAACATGTACAACGATTTTTTCTAGGTGTGGTTTTTACAGCGTAAAAAATGAAATAGCGAGGCCGATGTTAGTCAGTCCCCCTATGTCTGAATTCGTGCGTGTTGTTACTGCCGAAGAGGCAGTCCCTGCTTCTCCTGCTTCTCCAGCCCTGGTTACTGGCTACGAGCCAGACCGCTTTCAGAAGTTTGCCATTGATGCCATTGAACGTGGTGAGTCTGTCCTTGTGACGGCAAAAACTGGCAGCGGTAAGACCTTCGTAGGCGAGTATCAGATAGCCAAGTCGCTCCAGCGAGGTGGACGCGTCTTTTACACAACTCCCGTGAAGTCTCTCAGCAACCAGAAGTTCCACGACCTCAAGACGCTCTTCCCTCAGGCATCTGTAGGTATCATGACTGGTGACATCAAGTTCTGCCCTGATGCCCAGATTATCGTCATGACTACGGAGATTCTGCGCAACCTTCTCTTCAAGCGTGGCACGGCCACGGAGAATGTGGGGACGACCGCAATGCTAAGCCTAGAAGGTCTGGATTCCGTGGTGTTCGACGAGGTCCACTATATCAATGATGAGGACCGCGGGCATGTGTGGGAGGAGTGCCTGATTCTCTTACCGCCCGAAATCAAGCTCATCTTGCTGTCAGCCACGCTCTCTTCCCCTTACGGATTCGCCAAGTGGCTTGGCGAGTCCAAGAAGGTGCGCGTGTGGCTCATCAGCACTCTGTGGCGTGCCGTGCCTCTGGAGCATTGTATTCTGGATTCGGAGTATGTGCCAAAGGTGCTCTATGACAGCAAGGAGCAGTTCCATGAGAATGTGTATCGGTCTTGGCTTTCTGCGCGCGACTCCACCCTTCTGGCTCATGACAAGTTCAAGGAGAAGGTGAAGGCGGCGAAGGCGTCAGGACATGAGGGTCCTGTTTCGGGCAAGGTCCGCCCCAAGTCGTTTGAGCACGATTTGAATCTGTGTCTCGGAAACCTGAATGAGAAGGGCAACCTGCCGGCCATTGTCTTTGTGTTCTCTAGGGCGGGGTGTGAGAAGCTCGCCAAGAAGGTGGAGCACACCTTCATTGATTCCAGTGATGCGGCGGCGGTCTCTCACATCTGGAGCTTTCACCTCAGCAGATACAAGGACTTGCTCACGAGTCCGCAGGCGATTGCGCTGAAAGAGCTAGCCATGCGGGGCATTGCCTATCACCACAGTGGTCTGCTGCCCTTCCTCAAGGAGATTCTAGAGATTCTCTTCTCGCGTGGGCTGTGTAAGGTGCTGTTTGCCACCGAGACCTTTGCCGTTGGTATTAACATGCCAACGAAGACGGTCATCTTTACCGCACTAGAGAAGTTCACGGATGGTGGGGAGCGGCTTCTCAAGACATCTGAATATACTCAGATGGCGGGGAGGGCGGGGAGGCGAGGGAAGGATGACCGTGGTCTAGTCATCTATTTGCCACAGCGTGAGCCCATATCTGTAGGCGAGATGCGCCAGGTGATTGCTGGGAAGTCGGCATCGTTCGCTTCTCGGATGAACTTTCGCTACGAGTTCCTTCTGAAGATGATGAACGCCGAGGAGAAGGCTGCTGCTGACCAGGATGATATGAGACAAATGGACCCTCTGGCAGAGGTGAAAAGCATAAAAAGAATAACCGAAAGAGAGCTGATACAAAAGAGTTATTGGCACGCTCTGGAGCAGGAGTATTTGGAGAGCTTGAAGAAAGAGGTTTCGTCTTTGGAGGCGGCTCTACAGGCACTTCCTCTTTCGGCGGAGGAAGTAGCGGCGTGTGAGAAGTATCACGAGATTCAGATGAGGATTTCGCAGAACCAGAATGCCAAGAAGAAGGCAGCTCAGCGGGAGCTGGCGGCTTGGCTTTCTGAACGAAAGGACGCGGTATGGGGTCCGATTCTCGCATCTTATGATAAGCAGAAAGAGCTACATAGAAAGAAGGGTTTATGCGAAGAAGAGCTGCGTAAAACGATGGACGTTCTCTGGCCAGCTGATGACGCCACTTCGTGTAATATACCAACCGTGCTCGCTCGTCGCCGTCTAATGGAGGAATTCGGATACGTAGACGGCGGTCTAACCTATCTTGGACGGCTCGCGTCAGAGGTAAATGAGGGCCATCCATTCTTGATGGCCGAACTATTTACTAATCAGACAACAACTTTATCTCCCCTTTCGGCAAGGGAGCTACTAGTAGTGCTGGCTCTGTTCATTGGTGAGGGGCGAGAAGAGAATCTCTTTACCACTCACTCGCTGTCCTATTTGAATGTGTCAAAGGGGATTTGTGAGGTTCTCTCTCGCTTGGACGACGCCCGTCTGGACGTGCTCAACCTGGAAAAGAAGCACGGCATCGCCTATGACCCGAAGTTCTGGGATTTGAGCACGGAGTGGCTAGAGCCCATTTCGGACTGGGTGAACAGTGATGAGTCGGTGGCACAGATTGCCGCGCGCCACGAGCTGTTTGAGGGCAATGTTCAGAAGGCAGTCATGAAGCTCAACGGGCTTCTGGAGGAGTTCCAGGCGATGGCGACCATGTCTGAGAATGTGGAGTGGTTGGTCAAGCTGGAGGAAGCACGGCCTCTCGTCCTACGAGACATCGTGATTTCAGAGAGTCTGTATCTGCGCATCTAGGCTTTTGACTCTTAGACAAATGCTCAGTTTAATTTCCCGATTATTAATAGAAATATGGTTAGTAAGACAAGAAAGATTAAAGAATTATCAGTTGATACTTTACAAAAACTCACAACAAAATATGGCGTTACTAAAAGCGGGTCAAAAAAACAGATAGCATTAAGATTATGGAAACTTGAAAAGCATGTAATGTCGCTAGGAGATTTGAAAGTTATAGAAGATTTTTTAAATTTAGCACCAGGTAAACGTTATAAGGGAACTAGATATGGCACAAGAAAAAATGGCAGTTTATATTGTGTAAGTGGTAACTGTGAAAAAGAAGACTTAAATTAGTTTTGAACACGCGTCTAAAAGAAGCGTTCAATGATAACTGGGTATCTATACACAATAACAATAACAAAGAGTAACATCAAACAATAGGCAGTAACAGAATTCGCCTCAGAATTCCCAATAAATTTTTTTAAGGCAATCTCAATCAGTCCCCAAAGGGCAATCCACCACACCACTACCAAAAATGAGGTTGCCAGAATTCTTGAAGTGTCCATTCGTTTATCTTGTTCTATATTTTAAACGCGAACGAGCTTCTTCTCCCACTGAATCAGAAACTTCTTGAAATACTCTGGCACCTCATAATAGCGCCCAACATCGTTCCACTCAATCCGCGTCCGCACTAAGCCAGAAAATCCCAGGGAATCTCTTACTACAGAATACTCCTTTTGCGTGAAAGGGACCTTTGACATTGTGACGATAATGTCATTAATCACCTCGTCAATGTAGCTGTCGGAGTTAGATGTAGTTTTGAGCCAGAACTCATTCTGACTCTTTGTGTTCCATTCCATATTTGTCACTGTTATGCTCATCTCTAACTGACCATACTGTGTGTCGCCCTTCAGAACACCATACCACTGTTGATAGACACTGGTATCGTGCGTATGAGCCTTTGTTAGACGTTCAATTTCCTTCTGATTTGCGATTGTCACCTTGTTCAGAAGCTCAAGAACGCCAATGGACCTCATCATGTTGGAATGAATGATGTCCATATCTTTGCGAGAGGTGGTAATATCATCGTCGCACATGCGAGCAATGGCGTTGGCGCATTTGACATCAATGTCAAGAGTATTGAGCCGCTCGGAAAGGAAATTAATCTCCTTCTTGAGATTGTAGGCAAGAGAGACAGTGCAGCCGGTCAGAAGTAGGAGCGCGATTTGTGTAAAAGGGATTTGCTGGAAGGGTGTCTGGAGATAGAGGGACAGCGCCTTGAGGGAGATGAGAATGCTGTCCATTGGGGACTGTTGGTGCGTTGGAAGCGGGGGTTCAATTTTTGGCAACTTTGTTGCCAAAAATAGGTGGAAATGCCACGCATTTCCCAATTTTTGTTGGCCACTTCGTAGCTAAGGGCAATGCCACTGCCTTCCTAAAAATACGACATCTTGTTAATAAGCCGACGACCCTGTGGAGAATCAATCGGAACGGATCCAATATTAGGAACTAGAGACAGCTCGGCCAGACATCCAATCGTGGGGAATCTCTCTATAGAAACGATTCTTCGAATATGCTGGAATCCAAGTGCCATATACGTTTTTAATAACCTCTTGTCCTGTAAGTCGCGTGTGTAAGCACGAATCATTTTCGTCCTGTTATACATCTAAATAGTCTGATGCCAAAAAATCTGATACCAGAGTTGTCGCCGAAAGGCTCCAAAAAATTGAAATTTCGCCCGCCTAGGTTGGTAAGTCCCCCAATGACTTTCGAATACATTCGCACCGAGACCGGTGAGTTTCAGTGCCCTCATTGTCCCTTCGTGAAGAAGAACCAGAGCACCGTCCATATGCACATCAAGGCCAAGCATTCTGGTTCCTTCAAGCACAAGTGTGAGCATTGCACATACGAGTGCCCTGCTCGGCAAACTCTGGAGAATCACATCGCCGCCAAGCACCCAGACCAGCTAGAGACACGAACACGTGCCTTTGTCTGTCCTGATACTTGCTGTGAGTTTGAGAGTTTGACCAAGGCCGGTCTGCGCAGTCATTATCTCCTCAAACACCTGACTGCTCACACCAACAAGTATCTCGGCAAGACTGACACCGGAATTCAGTGCACTCACTGTGGCATAGAGTTTCAGTCCAAGCCATCGTATGTTTATCATCTGGCTCAGTGTCTCCCTTCTGAGGTGACGTCAGATGCCATGGTTAAGAAAGGCCTTTGCATTTAGTATAAATGCTGAGGCATTTAGTGAGGAATCACGCCTCTGACTCAGCTTTCACATCATCGGAGAATTTGACCTTTTTTGCGTTCGTCATCTCATTCGCATCAATAACAATGGAATACATGTGATAGCCAAAGGCGGCAAAGGCCATCATTGCCAAAAGCTCAAACGCCCATCTTGGTGTATCATATCCCTTAGAGCCAATAAATATCATGAGAGGGGCCACGGCCAAGGCATGAATGAGATTTATCCAGAGACTAGGACTCTGTGCCTTATACTTCAATACAGACTTGTAGCCATGATAGACTAGGAGAACAATTCCTAGGCCCGATAAGACGGAAAATATCCATGGACTAATCTGGCCACGCACGATAGCAACATATAAGAAGAAGGGGGCAACAACAAGAATGTGAAATAAATGTATGGGAAGCCTAGATGACATTTCTATTTGGTAAGAATATATCGTTGAAGCATATCGTCGGCATGCTCAAGAGCGCTTTCTATCCATGCCTGATTCGTGGAATAACTCTCTCCACAGACAAAGACATTCGGATGAGAAAGAGGAAGAGGGTTCATAAACTTACGACTTACTTCTTTGACATCATAGAGGCCGGGCAGCCAATATGAGCATCCATCTTTCCAATGGCACATCTTGAAAAAAGTCGGCTCAGGAATCGTGAGTTGGAATAATTTCTCAGATTCTTCAAGTATACGTTTGGAAACACCCTTTTCTCCATGTTTCTTAAGAATCTCTAACCAATATTTTGTATCATTATTATCTGTGTAAGAGGTCATTATTGTGCCTGTTTTTGCGGAGATTGGTATTATATTTCGTAGTGGAGAATCTGTAATTGTCCTGGGAATATCTGCGAACCAGGCAGGTTGCGGGAAGACTCCATAGATACGTAGAAGTGGTGTCATTGCCAGATGTTTGAGAATTGGTAAATTCTTGAATGTTGAGATTCCTTTGAGGGCGTTGGAATGAATCGCGAGAATGGCCTTCTTGGCCATGAGAGTTTTCTGTTTTTTGCCCACGGCAAAATTGAGATATGTAACCTCCTTCGTCGATAGAGAAACAAGACGATGTTCCATAAGAAATGTGACCTTACCTTCTAATTCTTTTAACATATGCTCAACAATTGAGTGAAGTCCTTCCTTTAACACATAAAAATAGCCGTCGCCATTTCCCAGCTCATGTCTAAGAGATTCTAGGGCTAAATCAGCTCTAAGTGTGTCTAACTCAGAAGTATATGCGAAACGTTTTAACATTGTCTTAATTGTATGAACTTCCATGGTCTTATATAAGATTTGCTCTAAGGTATGTGTTTGAAGAACTTGACTACTGAATTTAGATAAGACAGAAATTAGAATAGTGGATAGAGATTTCCACATATTCTTTGTTGTTTTCTCGGACATCGGATGCCACTCAGCGAGTTCTTCACTCGGTATTTTTATCTTTGTTAATTCATATCTTTTCACTAAGGCAGCGACCATGGTGTGAGAGCTGTGAATTCTCCCAGCACCCTTTTCAAATTGAACGCCATTGTGCTTGTATGTGTGAATGCGACCACCGAAGTTAGAATACATTTCTGTGAGGGCAACCTTGGCCTTAGGAAAGGCCTGGGTGATTTTCAGAGCAGAATACAGACCTGCCATACCTCCTCCAACAATAATATAATCATACTCCATCTATTCTTGTATATTTTTACGATTGCTAGAAGAAATCGTAAAAATTGATTTTAGGTGTTTGTGTAAAAGGGATTCCCTATAATGGAAGGCTGCCACACGTTCGCTTTTACACACCTTCTTAGCTCAGGCCGAGTGAATGAGGCGATGGTTCAGCGCGTGATTGACGGCGTAAATATGAGTCTGAAGGAGTGTCCTTACGCGTGGGAGTTTGTGCGGAAGGGTGGGCTCATTCAAGAGGGTCTCAGTACACACCCTGTGGTCAAATCCGTATTTGCCCAGATGACAAAGGACGACCATACTGCCTTAACTGCCAGTCTCTCTGTTAGCCTTGTTACAGAGCTTGCTCAGCAGAGAGGGCTAGAGCTGGGGCTCGGTAAAATGTAATGAGTTTGCTGACATGGCACACTGAAACAATGAATATCTATACACATTTATTACCAGGTCTTTTTTATTTGTGTAAAATGGTGTCTCTTACCACTTCAGGTAGCTCAGAGCTCCGATTTTTACAAGTGATTTCGTATCTTGGGGCGGCGACCATGGGAATCACATCTGGTTTGGCGCATTTGTTAGTTATAGATATTGATTGGTTCGTATTTTCTCGTAAGATGGATTTTCTTGGAATCTTGGCAATTAATTACGCACATATTTTACTAGATACGTTTTTATTGACGAAAGGGCATTGGGTCAGTCGTGAATTATGTATCTTGGGGTTTTTTCTTGAAACGGTTGGAACATTGATGTGCGTCCATCGTATTATTGTCTCAGATTTAGAAGTGGGGAGATTCTGGGCATTTTTCTATCCTGCCTTGACAGTGCCACTTACTAGTTTGGTATATTTCACTGGCATTGAAGGAACACAGGATTCGTTGAATTGTAGTATATATGTTGTTATTGCGGGTGTTGTGTTTTTTAAAGGAGGGTTTCCAGAACGATATTATAATCCTGGTGGAATATTTAACACATTCGGCAGTCATACCTGGCATCATATCTTTATTATATTCTCTATTGTGGCGGCCTTTGAAGCGCTTCCGAAATTATATCTGATTGATTAGTATGCTCCTTTACATATTATATCAGGGTTCAGAGGTACGGTTTGTCTTATATGACTTAAAACAGGCTATACAGGAGGCAATGCGATTGTCTCTTGTATTAGTGCGAGTTCGTGTGGGCGAGGACGGGTCGGCGAAGTCAATGACTATTTACGATGGCTCTTGCGACTCTTACGAGCCTTAGCCTTTCTGGACTTTCTTTTTCTTGAGCTCATAGAGCCAGTAGAAGACCCATTGTTTGAATTACTTTCATTGTTTGATGTGACGGGGCTTCCAGTAGGAGTGTGAATGGTTAATACTGTTTCAAGGGCATTTATGTATTCTTTGAAGAATCTTTCTTTATCTTCTTTACTAATTTCTAAACTATTAGCTAAATCAATGAAAGCTTCGTTATTTCCAGAATAAAAATCCCTTAGTGCATTCTTCCATACCACTCCGCTACCTAATATGATTATTGATTTAGCAAGTTTTATATCAAATCTTTTCTTACGAGTTAATTGGCTTGATAATTCTCTTGCTCTTGTTTCTGAATTCATTCTACTTCTTTATAAGATTCTTATTAATCCAGGCAGCTACTGCTGCGGTATTGCTGCTTTGAAGATTCTCTAATTTCTTTTCGGGAGTCATGAGAATAAAGGCGGGAATACTTTTAACACCACAGTATCCAGGAGTATATTTATTCTCATCAATGTCGCATTTATAGACGGGGAGGTCAGGGAACTCCTCGTTTAGAAACTCCCAGTCCAGGCGCTTACAGGCGCCACACCAGGTGGCCGTGAAGTAGAATAAGACAGGGCCTGGTAGCTTATCCTTAGTATACATCCTCTCGAACTGCTCTTGGGTCTGGAGGGGAATCATTGCCTTTGGAGAAGACATTTCGGAATCTATTTGCCGAAAGAAGTAATCCGCCGCCGATGACCGCGCCTATAGAGCCGAGGGCGGCATAATCAAGTGTGTTAAAGCTTGGGTCTAGTCTTGCGCCGCCTACCATCGTGCCACGAGGATTTCCGTTTGTATTATATCCTTGAAAATCTACACCTTGTTCAGGCACTCTAGGAGCAGCAGGTGCGGTAGGGGCTGTTCCTACCGTGGCATAGGCAGGAGGGGCAGAAGGGGCAGGAAGGGCTGTTCCTACCGTGGCATAGGCAGGAGGGGGGGCTGTTCCTAGCGCGACATACGGTGCCGGTGCCAATTCTCCTACCTTTTCACTGATAAGTGATGCTGGATTAGAAACGGCCGCGCCAGCCTTTGCCACCGATTTACCAACACCCATAGTGACAGCAGAAGAAAGAGCCCCAACCTTTACCGCCGTATCTGTTACCTGAGCCACCTTTGCCAATCCCTTATCTACAACGACTTCCTTCGCCGTAGTAATAGTCGTAACAATCTCATCCTTTGTATCTAAGGCTGTCTGAATCGTTTTTCCTAGACCAGGGAAGAAATAGGAAATTACAGGAACAGAAAGGCGCAGTAAGGTTTTTACTGTAGAATCTGGAGGACAGGGTTTGATTTCTGATTTACCTGTGAGCATGGGACTATGTCCATCGGCATCCATTCCAGTGTAGGTGAAGGGGAAGAATCGTTTAGAGCCGGCGACTAAGAGGTCGGCAGGATTGCTAAACAGAACCCAGTAGTCGTATAAAACCGCAAATAAATAAAAGATAAATCCTAGAGGGATGATTGTCAAATCTAGAAATCTGGAAACGGCGTTATTCGTATCTCCTGCGATTAATTGTGCTAGAGGAGCACATGGGATTGCCAAAGCGTATAAGAGAAAAAATAGGGGATTTGGGGGCTCTTCTTCTGCCATGGCGCCGCCGACCATGGTGCCGAGGCCTTGGCCTGTCTTGGGGTCTCTAAATTTAGCTATCCCATCTGTGCTAGGAATCATTCCTGGTGGCGGCTGCTCTTGCGTAGCAGAAGCAGAAGGCATCAACGATGTCACGTCTGGAAATAATGACTTTTCAGGCTCTTTCCACATTCCCTGAGCGAGCCCCATCGCGCCCCAGGGATGAGCCAAGCCATGTTTATTTAGACTTTCAGTAGTATAACCACCAGAGCTAGATAACTGAACTAAGTCATATCCCCATAGATACCCCAAGCTAATAAAGTTTGCTATGAGAAAGATAAGACCAGTCTGAGGCGACCTCAGATAAAAATGATGTAGCCCAAACATACCAAAGACAAGAGTGAACCACCACATGCCTGATTGTGTAAATTGTGGTTTGTTCCAAAATTCAATACGGGTCTGGGAAACTGCTGGGAATTCCCACACCATTACTACAGATACCATAGAGCTTTGATTGCCGGGTTTCCCTTAGGTAGAAAAGCCACGAGGAAAACATGGATGCTTGAAAAACTCTTCTGTCAGAGAACCAGCTTCTCTAAATTTATCAAAATCAAGTATCATGATTGTTCCATCTGGCTGTTTATAAAGCTCAAAATCCCAAGCTGCGTAACCTTCTTCATACAGGGTTAGCCAAGCGTATTTAAGCTCTTTAATGAGCCGTTCCTTGGTCTTAGGGCAAATAACCTGGGTTCCCATGGCACCAAGAATAATGGGTCGCCGTGTATCTATTTTCTCCATTTCATACTCGTCTGGATTGGGTATTAGCTTCGGAGCACGCAACAAGATATATGCGGGTTCCGAGAGAATGTGTAAAAGGGTTGTGTGGATGTGTTTTTGTGTATCTATGGACAGACTTGTTGAACTAAGGACTCTTGGTGATTTTATAACGGTTGTTTCTGAAACCGTTATATAAGCATATGACCCCATTCTCTAAATGCGGAATAAGATTCCACCAAACCCGTTTGTAACACGGAGAATATTGTGATTTAAGGAATAAATTCTGGCATTGGCCGGACCTCGTGCGGGACTCACAGTGGCATTCAGCTCCAATTGTAAAACAATACTGTCAATACGACTTGCGTTCATACTTCCACTCGGCTGGACATCCTCAGGACGTAAGCAGAAGGAATAGGAATACACATAGTCGTCTATGGGAATGACAGTGTGATATTGATACGGCTGAACAAGACGGAAATAATCGGCCTTGCGAATATCAAAGCGGTCAAACCCGTCTATTCTGAGAATGGCAGTAGTAATGAGATTCTGATATCCCACCTGTGTAGATGTTTCGCCAATAGAAAGATTTGTGTAATTGAACCATTGATGTGCGTTTACAGCTGCCTCTCTATGAATAATCCAGAAGAGCTCGCGCATAGGGTGATTAAATTCCATCGGAAGTTGGACAGTAGTTGCCGTCTTGTCAATGGATATACTCGGCGTGTATTGAACTTGCTCAATGAGATACTCGTGAGAATTTGCCACAAATCGGCGACGCTCTTCTACATCCAAATGAACAAAGTCGCCATACATGTTAAATGACGTGATTGAAGCGGGTTTCACAGTTGTGTCACAAGGAACAGCGCCAGGCTTGTCCATCACAAAGACACCTTGTAGAGCACGAAGAGTGATATTAATACGCACGGGATGGTATTGTAGGGCAATTAAAGGGAGGGCGAGTCCAGGATTCTTACAGAACCAGAAACGCAGAGGGACATAGAGACTGATGGGTCCAAATAAGCTCACGGAAGTAGAAGAAGAATTTCCCTGGCTGGCACCGCTCGTTTTGCCAATCATGTTATTCCACCCTTGGCGCTTATCCTCGGTTATCACATAATTTGACCATATCTCCATCCATTCGCCGGTCTGTTTATCAATTTCTTGCTCTCCAATATCAACGCTAATTTCTTGAATTAGGGCGTGACCTATGGCGTTTGTGTAAGAGACAGCCTTGCCTGTCGTCGAATCATAAAGTGCCGGAAGAACAATCTCTAACCATAGTGGACCAAGCAAGTCCCCCTTTCTTGGTATAACTGTAGTAATTCGTCGCCCAAAATCGGCCTGATTATCAAATTGAATAATGGACGATTCCATGGAAAAATTGGTATATCTTCTGTATACCATTTTGAACCATGTCACTTGAGGGTTACCAGTGAGAAATACGTCTTGTTTTCCACTGGCGACAAGCTGTAGTAATCCTCCCCCCTGTGTCATCTGATTCTGTCGGTGATTCTTAGCGAGGGTAATTCTCGCAGAGCTTTTCTATTCAAAAAGGAGAGAGCGATGTCCGATACGATAGTCCTTCGTAAAGTATATGCTCTAGATTCAAATACTGGGCTTTTTATCTCTACTGGAAAAGTCTTAATGACAAATGGCCTCGGTGGCACAATCTGGGTTGATATGCTTTCTACTCTGGCGGTTGCCGGCGGTCCCGTTATGGAAGGAATGCCGTCCAGTATAAGCAGTTTTTCCAGCATGACACTGGATACGAGCAGACTCTTATCAACCCTGTCATCTGTTTTCTTACAATCGCTATGTAGCATCGGCGCTCAGGTAAATGGCCAAACGGCAACAATCGCAACGGCAAATCTCGGCTCTATTGGATATGTGAGCACGGCGACACTTTCCACTTATGTAGGGCAAGCAGTTAGCACTCTTTCACAGAGTCCTAGCACAGTTAGCAGCTTGATTCCTTCTCTCAGCACCTTTCAATACGCGAATAGCTCAACTATCTCATCCTTAGTGGCATCTGTAAATGCCTCATCCATGAGCACGATTGCCAATCTTTCAGGGCTCGGGTATGTAACATCAACCAACCTCTTTAGCACAGTTGCTGGTCTTGGGTCTATTGGTTACGCGAGCACCCTCAGTGATTTTAAGAGCACTGTGACAGGCCTTGGCTCTATTGGATATGTAAGCACAGCCACCCTAAATAACGCGCTCAATACTCTGGGCAATTGGTATGTGAGCTCGCTTTCTATGGCAAGCACAGTGGATGGTCTATCCACCTTCGGCTATGTGACGAATATTAATCTTTCTACGGCAATTAATGGAATCTCAGCAATGAAGAATAGTGTCCGCTTTGACACAGTAACAAGCGTCACCGTCATTGGCGGAACAAACACCTTTACAAATACGGCAAATCTCATCTATGTTTCTACCTTTTATCAAAGCAGTATGGTATATTCTGGGGCACGATGGGGTGTTCCTATTACTGGAAACATGGTAACGGCAAATGACATGGAGTTTTCTACGGCGATTATTCGTCTAGACGCCCTCAGTAGTTTCATTAATTCAAACTCACGTATTACCGTTGAAATATTTCCAACCTTGGCTTTTACAAAGCTGGGAACAGGTGCCACCGCGCCAGTTATGTTATCTGTTTCTACCATGTTGAAATATGAGCCGGCCACTCTTTTATTAAATACTGTAACAACGTCGGCGATGTTCGCGGGGACAACTCAGATAACCTTTGAGGGAAATCCTAATTTGAAAGTGGATTCTTCTAATATCTATAACCAGCCTATTCGTCTTACTATACCTCATGGCACTAGTATAGATTATAGCAAACAAATGACTCTATATCACTATATGCCTAACTCTATTCAGAAAAACTTGTTACAGAATGCTCTACATGCCAATACTGTGACTCCTTTCTTTGGGTCAACGGGCTCTGTGTATGTAAGTGTCCAAAATAGTGTCTAGAGACAGTTAGAAGGGGATGTCCCGCAGAACATTAGATACAGAAATAATCACTATTCGGCAAGTGAATGCCCTAACGCCGACAAATTCCCTCATTCCTGCCTTGACAACGCTTACATCCGATGGACAAGGAGGGACATTCTGGGCAATCCCCTCATCTCTCGGTGGAATACCCGCCCTCAATCAAGTGGTTGTCGATAATCTCCCCATTCCCATGACATCGACCTTTAACACATTGTATATCTCCACTGCTCAAGGATTGGGCTCAGTAACAAATTCTACGACAAAACTTGTTACTCTGTATGCAAAAGGATTTGACACATTTGATATCAGTGGTGGAAATACACTAACATCCTATGTAAATTCTACTGTTTCTCCGACGATGACTCTCGTGGGAAGAAATGGTGTTAAGATAACAGGCGACCCTGTAAAAAGAACCATCTTTTTTGATTCTATAGCCTCCGCCGTTAGCACAGGAATATATGGATATTCTGGAATAAATGTTGTTTCTAATGCTTCCACCTTAAAACAAGACGCAATTCTCAATTCTAATCGCCTACAACTATCAGCTGGCTCTGTATCTTCCATTCTAAATCTGGTAGGAGTTGGGGATATTGTGTTAAATGCTAATTCTACAAGTAATTCGGTATTCTTGACAATCTCTAGTTTTA